CCGACGGCACTTGCAGCAAAATAGGAGCGTTGTCTTTTTCCACGGTGTCGCCGGAGTTGGTCAAGGGGTTTTGTTTTCTGGTCCGCTCGCTCGGCGGAACCGCGACCGTGTCAACAAAGATACCTACTTTTTCTGACAAAGACGGCAACAAGAAAAAAGGTCAGCTCGCGTATACAGTTTGTTTCAGACTGCCGGACAGTTCCTTTTTATTTCGCAGTGCTCGTAAACGCGAACGGCTCCCCCTAGTTACCGGCGTTTCAAAAAACAGGTATATTCAGTCTGTTGAAAAGACCGGACGTTTTGTGCCCATGAAGTGCATTACTATAGATCACCCCCGTGGTTTGTACATTACCGACGGTTTGATTGTTACCCACAACAGCAATGACTTCGGACTTCTAAGTTTAGTTGACTGGATGGTTGATCCTGCCGAGACCGTTACTGTGTTGGCATCCACCACGCTTTCTATGTTGAAGATCCGCTCCTATGAATCCGTGGTTCGGTACTTTAAAAAGATCCAGCGGCACGCTCCGTTTAAGATGCCGGGCAAGATTCGTAAGACGGACTCGGCTATTATTCTCGACGATGAAGACGACGGTGTTGACGCCACCGACAAAGCTTCTGTTCGGGGCGTAGCGGTTGCCGAAGGTACGGAAGACGAAGCTCGCGCCAAACTGCAGGGGGCGCACTTGCCCTATGTGCGCTTGGTTCTTGACGAGCTTTCACAGATGCGACCCGCAGCCATGGCGGTCCGAACCAACCTGACTATTGGTGCCAAAGACTTTAAGCTGATCGGCCTTTGCAACATCGACTCCTTTAACGATCTTGCGGGTCGCCACTCGGTACCGCTGGCCGAAGGCGGCTTTCGCTCCCTCAATCCCGATGTCGATGAGGTGTGGCGGTCTCAGTACGGAAAAGTTCGTCGGCACGATGGGCTTCGCAGCCCGGCTATTACCAACCCGGAACGCAAAGATTTAAGCTTTCTGCTCACGCAATCCGTGCTGGATGACCTGATAAAGCGGGAAGGCGGCAACGTTGATGCCCCGCAGATTTGGACGATGGTTCGCGCGTGGCCGCCCGCGCAGGGTAAATCACAGACGCTTTTGTCCATGTCCGAAATAATAAAGTACGAAGCCATGACCGACGTGACTTGGCAAACGCAACCCGCGGCCACCGTAGTCGGCATCGACCCGGCGTTTAGTGAGCGGGGCAATCGCGGGGTTATGCAGGCTTTGCAAATTGGTTACGATTTCAACGGATTGATGCGGCTTAACTTTTTAACGCCCCGCTTCATCAAAGTCGATGCGTCTTCCAAACGCCCTGTTTTGGAGCAGGTAGGCGAGCAGATTGTTGACTACGCTGCTGAGTTGTTCGCCCCCGGCCTCAACATTAGCGTACATTCTGCCGAGCTTTCGGGGATTGGTCAGTTTATCGGTGTCGACGATTCGGCCACACAATCCGTAGCCGATTACCTACAGACCAAATACAACGTGCAGGTTCGTCGGTTTTCCGCCAACCGTGCCGCGTCGGATATGAAGATTTCAGCGACTGATCCCGTGGCAGCCAAAGAACGTTTTTACAACCAAGGCACTGAGTTATGGGCGGCCACAGCGGCGTTTATTCGCGCTGGCCAGATCCGCAACTTCCCGGCTGCGGCGGCTGATCAGCTAACTGGTCGGCCGACCGACCCCGACAAACGACCGATTCGTTTGGTTTCCAAGAAAGCCAAAGTGTCTGAGGGCGGTGGGGGCGGCGACTCCCCCGATGATATGGATGCTGTTGGATTTGCTATCGGCGTGTTGCGGTTTTACCTTGGTGTAACCGCCGGCTCTTCGACTATTCCCGCGAGGTTTAACAATACCAGCGGCGTAGGTCCACGTTACGGAACGCTTGACTTAAAACAAAAAGCATTACAGTATGACCTTGACGCTACGGCGTATGAGCACGAAATGAAATAACCAACAGAAAGGACTACATATGTCTCCTTCATCCGATGCAACAAATGATACCGCCCCCGAGCGGATTGAAATGTTTGAGGAGTTTCCGGCAGCCGATGTCAACGTAAGCGAAGGGATGCCCCAAGGTGTTTCTGAGTTTTACGGTGCGATTCAAGAAGCCACGGTATTGGCGCTTCAGTCGGGCGCTCCGTTTCAGCAGAAGCATCCGGCGATCGACCAGTCGTTGAATGAAATCCTGCGGTACCTGGAGCTATCTACGATGTACATGGATCGTTTTGTTTTGTACATTAACAATCCGCAAGTTTTGCAGAAAGCCAAGGAGACGATTGAGGATAGCCTTGCGGGGGAGAAGAAGTAATGTCTCCCCCTCGCGCTAAGAAATCGAAAGGGCTTAGTAAACCGCGCACAACGTGCCCCTTTACCGGGGGCGCGTTGGCGTTCGTCGAAACGTCTTCGGGTTGGCAGGCTCGCGGTCCGGGTTGGGTAAGCACCACGGCTTGGGCTTTTTCTCATAACAACGGGGAAGAGCCGCAGTATCAGCCGACGTGGCGTCGCATTCAGGTAATCGGCGAACGTGAGGAACCGGTAACCTCTCCCGAGGATGTGGTTGCCAGTCAAGAAAAAGTCATTGAGAACGTGGCTGATTTTTTTGAGAAAGACGCAGCCGCAGCGAAAAAATAATTATGGCCGCTAAAAACCCACGAGCCAAGTTCATACATCCAGGATCAACACCTCCTGTGGGCTGGGTGTATGAGCTTGAGCACGAGGGCAATAAATACTTTTTTCAATCTCCGATGTGGTTAGGCTTGAAAGACCAGCTCAGAAACTGGTATTCTGCCAAGGAACTTGAGTGGCCGGGCGATGCTGAAATGCGGGCTCGCGTTGAGCATCATATCTGTCAGTTGGTTCCAAAAGGATTTTGTGCGGGTGGCCCCAATAGACCGAAGGTTTCCTTCCTTTCGGCCTCGGCTATTAGGGATGCCACCCGCCTTTTTATGACAAGTCTGTTTAGGGGGAAGGGTAGTTTGGTTCCGCAGGAGGAAGCGGATCGCCGCGCAAAGATATGCGCCAACTGCCCCTTAAACCTGCACGGCATCTGTACGTCGTGTATGGGCAATGAGTTTCAAGATATCTTCCGCTGGTTGATTGCTCGGGGTCGTCGCACTCCGTATGATAGTGTTTTGGATACGTGTTCGGTTTGCGGCTGCCTGCTAAAAGCCAAAGTTCACATTCCGATAGAAGAGCTTTCCAAGTTAAAAAAACACACGTATCCGAAGAATTGCTGGTTGCACGACACTCCCTGTCATGTAGACTCAAAAGAACTAGAGGAGTAAGTAATGGTTTACCAAGATACTTTTACGGGTGACATCGAGCCGGACAAGCAGCATCAGGTTCAGACCATTGATGATAAGATTAAGCCGGTTGGGGATCGGATTCCTTCGGTTCAAGCAGCCGAGCATTTGTTTGACCAGTATCGACACGCGATGACCAAGGTCGCCATGGCTGATGCCAAGGTTATTGCGCTGCACCGTGGCGTTGAGCCTTACGAGCCCGAAAAGCTTAAGGCACTGGGACAGGGGTGGCGGGCTAACCTGAACACGCGGGAGATGAAAGGCTCGGTAAACCACCGCGCCGATGCGGCTTACGACTTTCACATGGATGTGGATACCCGCATCAAGGTTTATCTCCGCCCGGAGTACAAGGACTACCAGGCCCCCAACCCCCAAATCAATTTTGGTCAGATCATTGCCGAAGAGTATTCGTATGCGCTGAACGTGGATTGGCCGGAGAACTATTTGTTGGTTGACCAGACCAGCCGCGACCGGATCAAACTGGGGCTCGGAGTGGCGACGTGGCGCGATCATCTTGACTGGCGTCCGGTCCACGTCCCCAAGATGAACTTCTTTACAGATCCTTTGTTTGCTCCACTGGCTGCCAAGATCCCGGCTTGTTGTATCCGCGACACGCTGCCGGTTCAGGATCTGATCAATTACATCGATAATCCGGCCAGCGCAGAGAAAGCGGGTTGGGACATCGATGCGCTCAAAGAAACGGTTGCGGCTTTTTGGAAAGCTCCCGGCGACAACTCACAGCCTGAACCGCCGTCCGCTCGTGACGGTTTGATCGGGCACTGGGCGGCATTTGAGCAGTGGC